CCAAGACTGCACTAGAAACTCAAAGAGAAACTGCATTAAAGAATTTAACAGTTGATGTAAATGGTACTTTAATGACAAGAAAAGATATTGAAGCAAGCATAGAAACAATTCAGATAAATATAGATAAAATTCAAACTAGCATTTATAATAAGAATCTTGAAATGCAAACATTAGAAGACGCATTATACGAAAATGAAAAGAAGAGATTAAAGGTAGCTGAAGATCGTGAAAAGGTGGAAACAAGAATCTACCTTCTAGAACAAAAGAAAGCTTATGATGAACTTAATAAGAAAAAGAACAAAACCAAGCTTAATGCAGCAGAAAAAGCAGCACTTGATGAATATAAAACATCATACAATGCCATGGCAACCATTTATAACCAACAGAATCCATCTACCCCTGTACAGTTGTTAAACCTTGGTGGGCAGGTTGCTGGAATTGGAATGAGAGATACTGTCCCAGCCATGCTCACTCCTGGTGAATTTGTTATTAACAAGAATGCTGCAAAAACTTTCTTGCCTATGCTAGAGTCTATTAATTCTGGAGTGTTCCCATCAATTGGAGGAATGAATCTAGGATCTCCAAGATACGATGTTCCTGCTAACAATATTACCAATGTTCCAGTTTCTCAGTCAATTACTAATTCATCAAATGCTTCTACCATGTATAATAATAGTTACAGTATAAATGTAAATGTATCTGGAAGTAGCTCTTCTGCAGATGAAATTGCAAACGTTGTTATGGGTAAGATTGCAAGATCTAACTCAGGAAGTATTAGAGGAAGTAGATATTAATGGTAAGTAGTGCATATTTAAATTCTAGAAAGAAATGGGATAGACCACAGGCAATAATTTGGTCAAATAATTCAGCTGGAATTATAAATGGAGTTCCTCAAATTACTGGTTCTGAAGGAGAAGACTTTTTAATCCTTTCTGACCATAATAGATCTGCTGTTGATTTTTCTATAGATAGAATTGAAAATAGAAAAAGAATGGTAAATGGTCATATGCGTTCTTATCATATTGCAGATAAATTAAGAGTGTCAACAAACTGGAATCTTTTGCCATCTAGAGCATTTAATAAAGACCCAGATTTTTCCGTAAATGGAAATCCTGTTGCTACATCCCTGGTTGAGTATACTGCTGATGGTGGTGCAGGTGGATCAGACTTGTTAAACTGGTATAACAGCAATCCTGGATCATTCTATATGTTTATATCATATGACAAAAATTCAAAATTAAATGATGTACCTTATCAAAATTTAGCAACATATTCAGAAGTTCTTGAAGTTTATTTCTCATCATTTACTTACAACGTTGTAAAAAGAGGCGCAACTAATCACGACCTTTGGGATATTTCTATATCACTTGAGGAAGTATAATGTTTTTTGATAATGATTTAATTACTCATCTTAAGACTAACAACTCTCTTCAAGTTGATTCCTTGATTATTGCTGAATGGAATCAGAATGATTTATCAAATATTGAAAATTATGGAAACTATAGATGGAGACCATCAAGTGCAAGTGTGGATGTTTTTAGAAATTTAGCACCATCGTATGATCCAAATGATGATGGAAATTTTTATACTGGAGCCTTGGAGTCTAAGTATATTTCTGAATATAGAGTAGATAGTGGAAGTCCACTAACTTTTTTAACAGATCAAGAAGAGATGCAGCTATTTTATTCTCTTAAAGATTGCTTTAAACCATTTAGACCAAGATCTGGAATTAACAAAATGTTATTTTTTGGAGACCTAGATGAAGAAAAAAATAAACATGTTGACAGTATCAGATCTGGAAGAAGACCAAGGTATTATTTTTGTTCAAAAAATGATCAATTTAAGTATTGGACATCTTATAGAAAAGATAGTGGCGTAGAAGTTGGAGTTTCTTCTGTAATTGCAAGAGGTCTTAATTCAAGTTTTGGATATGAAATAACAGATTCAGCACCCTTTGTTGTTTACAAAGAGCAAGTTGCTGCAAATAGAATTGTTGTAAAAATGCAAACTAACTTAGCAGATGATCTAGTTCTTGGAGTTGATGGAGAGCCAGTTGTTTCTTCAGTAATAAGAAGAGAAAATCTTATAACTAATGATGAACTTTCTGACAGATCTAAGTCTAGCATTCCTAAAAAATGGAAAATTCAATATCTTGATTCGGAAAATAATTGGCTAAATGCCATATCTTTTGATGAAAACTCTCTTAGATCAGATGGTTCTGATATTGTTCCTTGGGATGGCTATGTTGAAATATCTTATGGAGTAAAAATACCACAAGAATATAGAGAAAACTTTCATTTTATAGACTACATAAGCTCTTCTGTGCAATTACCAGCAAACACAATTAATGGAGAAGCGTATATTTTATTAGAAAATGATTTAGATCCTGGAGTTTTATGGGTTTGGAATACAGTCTTAAATGATTGGGAAACTTCAAATGTAGAATATGGTTTTTCATTATTAGAAAATGATGATACAAAAAGAACTGGAATTATAACAAGCCTAGTTGATCCCAAATATTTTCTTAGAAATGAAATTCCAACCTATAGAGATATTGTATTTTTGAAGGGATTAAGAGTTGTTGTTGAAACAATGGTGTCTCCAAATAGAACATTTGATTTAATAGAAATGTCACCAAGACTAAAAGCCGATGTATCTAAATATGTAATAGATTTTGAAATAAACAAAGACATTGCTGCAACAGATTATGGACTTCCAGTAGGAGCATTGGTAGCATCAACTGGTCAAATAAACTTATCAAATCATGACGGTGCTTTTACCAGATTAAATGTTTTTAACCAAGATGAAAAAACTGGAAGTATTATTTCTGGAAATTTAAGACCACAAACAAAGTTTGATTTTTATGAAACAGTTTTAAATGTACAGGGGTATGATAAGTTTATTCCTTTAAAAACTTTCTATTCAGAAAATTCTGCAGAAAGCTATGGTGGTTTTTCAGACGTATCCTTAACACTAAGAGATGCCTTTTTTAGATTTGAATCAGAAATGGCAACACCAATATTTTTACAAAACTGCACACTTACAATGGCTGTTGCAGTACTACTAGACAACATTGGTTTTGGAAATTATATATTTAAAAATATAACTACTGCAAACGATCCAGTAATTCCATTCTTCTTTGTAGAGCCAGACATATCAGTTGCAGAAGTTTTGCAAAGACTTGCCCAGTCTACACAAACAGCAATGTTTTTTGATGAGTACAATAATTTTTGTATGATGCCAAAAGAATATTTAATACCTGATTATTCTATTAGTGATAGCAATACCTCAATATCAGAAAGATTAGTTAATCTTTATGGGCAAAAAGAAGTTGGATCAGTTCCAAATATTGAATTTATTGCAGGGGTAGATTCAAAAATTATTAATGATGGTCAAATTAACTATACAACAAGATACATTCAAAGAGATGTTCCAAACTTAGAACAGGCACAAATAAATCCTAATGATAGAACTTATTCCTATAAATCTGCAGTGCTTTGGGAACTGGGAGATCAAGACGAGGCAAGAACTATTAATCAGCCTATAGGTAAAAATGGTTATAGTTTAGGTGCTGTAACTTTAAATGCAGAACTTTCTTCTACAGTTCCATTTGTAGAAAATCATCAAATACAGGAAAACATAATTGACGTTGGAGAAAGTGGATACCTTCTTCCAAGATTCCAAGGTTATCTATATGCTAACGGCGAAATTATAAGATATGATGCTCAAGAATATCAAGTTACTGGTGTTGGAACTGTTTGGATTACAAATAATAATGAATACCAAAAATATTTTTCAAAACTTGCTTTTAACGGAAAAATGATTGTTACTGGAAAATTAAGAATTTATACTGAGCCATTTTACCAAGAATCTCCAGGAGCCAGCCAAGACGGATTAGAGGCTGGAGTTGTTTACAAGAATGGAGCAGTTAGCTCTCACGGTAGGGGGCAGTTTGGAACTTCTGTAACTAGCCACTTCCATGAGTTAAATCCTTATTGGGCAAGTTCTAAGCAAGCTTTTAGAATGAATTCAAGTTTATTATTTAGTACAACCCCTACAGAATCAATTAAGTATCCCCCATTGTTGACAACAACTGCAGGAACCAGGAGTGACGATAGTGCAAAAGGTAACGCTGTAGTTTCTGGAAAAATTGCAAGTCTACTTAGAAGAACTGTTAGAGCAGAAAATAACTCTTCTACAGTAGATCAGCTAGAGGCAGGAACGGTACAATCTTCAGCACTTATCCTTTCAGGTTCAAAAACTTCTTCTCAAGCATCTATACCAAGAGACTTAATAACATATGTTTATAAAGATTTTTCAAGCAATGACTTTAAGCATGTTGGAACTAGAATGAGAATAATTGGAAAAAAGGTTGATGAAAAAAATCAAATACCAGATAACGCTACAACATATTTTACAACTGATATAAATGGAGAAGCCTCCTCAATCTCTGGTGGATCTGGAGGTCTTGGTTTTATGGTTGACAATGTAACAAAATCTGGATACTATTTTGAAATTATGTCATTGTCTAAAGACATTCTTTCTTCTTTTTCTACAGAAAAAAATAAAAATAGTGTTTTGGAAAATATTATATTCTACAAAATTCCTCCACAAAATGTAAGATATCCTCATAATGGAATTGATGCAAATGGAAATGAAAGTGAGTCTATTGTTATAAATGCAGATGGAAAAGAAAATTTTGCACAGCCTATAAAATTGTGGGGAACTTTAGCAAAAGTTCTAGTTGACGAAGGCATGTTCTTTGGAATGGATAGAATGGCTTCTCAAGATAATCCAACAGTACACGATCTTGGAATTGAGTTTGAAAGACGTGGGTCATCTGTTAAATTTTATTTATATTTAAACAATGTTTTAATTGCTACTGTTATTGACAATAATCCATTGCCATCAGTAACTAGCGATACAGTATTTAGCACATGTTTATTTGTTAGAGGTGGATCTAAGTGCATGTTTGAAAATATATATGCCCTAAGAAACAGAGCAATTCAATCAGAAAGTGTAACGGCAATATCTTTAGATAATTTAGGAATCTCTTCAAGAAATAGCTTGGCAGCTTTTGGAGATGATAACATATCAATTTCAGAATCATTAAGAAAGTACGCCCTTTCTGGAATTGTTCAGTCAACTTACCTTTCTTCAATTGGAACAGAAAGACCTCCAGGATTTGATATTTATTTTGAAGAGTTTGGAACTATCATGAGAGAGTGTGCATACTTTAATATCAAGTATGATCAAGCATATCCAGCAATAGTTGCAAGAATGCTTCCACCACTTAATAATGAAAAAGTTTATACGGTTTCAGGATTTTTGCCAGGATCCTATGGGGCAGAGTTTTTATTGTTTAATAGCTCTGATAGAATAATATCTCTTGCTGATAGTTCTGCAAATAAAATAGTTATAACTGGAATTACATTTACACAAAATATATCAAATGTTCTTACAGTTGATGACTATCTTGGGGAAAGATCAAATCTGTCAGACCCAATAATTATTGATAATGTCATAAGGTCTCCACAGTTAGCACAAAAGTTCTATGATACTATTAAGAATAGTAGATCCGTTTATGGCAAAAAATCATTTTCTTTAAACTCTTTATATGTTCAAAATGAAGATTCTGCAAAAGATTTAATGGGGTGGATGATTGATAAAACAATGAAAAGTAGAAAAGTAATTACTGTAAATACATTTGGAACTCCTCATATTCAGCTTGGAGATATTGTTAAAATAGATTATGATTTGCCAGAGGGTGTAAAATTTGTAGAAACAGATAAAAGATTTATTGTTACTTCTATGAAGTATTCAAGATCCTCATCTGATATAAAAACTTCATTAAACTTGGTGGAGGTGTAAAATGGCTATAAAAAAAGAAGGTGGTGGCTCAAGCTCTCCAAAAAAAGTAGATACTTCAGATGCAGCAGATGTAGCAAGAGCTAAGAAAGCGGCAGCAGATAAAGCAAAGGCTGATAAGATAGCAGCAGATGCAGCAGCAGAAAGGCAGAGGTTAGCAGATGCGGCAGCAGCAGCAGAAAGGCAGAGGTTAGCAGATGCGGCAGCAGCAGCAGAAAGGCAGAGGTTGGCAGATGCAGCAGCAGCAGAGGCAGCAAGGGTTGCAGCAGAAGCAGAAAGACAAAGACAGGTAGCGGAAGCAGCACGTCTTGCAGCTGAAGCAGCAGCAAGAGCAGAAGCAGCACGTCTTGAAGCAATTGCAAATGCAGCACGTCTTGCAGCAATTGCAGAAGCAGCAGCAAGATCTTTAAAAGGATCTTCAGATTTTGGCGTTGTTAAAAATCCAACTAGAGATGTTTTAAATATTGGTTCTTTAAATCCATCTGCAAATGCAGCAAGACTTCAAACAATTCTTTGGGAAAATATGTCTGCAATTGAGCTTTCTGCTGTTTTAAGACATGACACGGTAGATGGAATTAGACAAAGGTATGAAATAATTAGCAACCTATCTGAATTAAGAAAAAGATATGATGCTACAAAAGAACTTTCCGTATTAGATAAATCATCTTTACCATATTCAGAATTTACCATTGACCTATCTTCAAAAATACCAGATTCTGCATATATTTCTAACAATGGGTTAGATTCAACTTATCAGTATGTTGATACAGATGGGGTATCGATTGTTGAAGTAGAAAAAGGATATATCTACGTTGCAAATAATGGTGACATTGTTATAGAATTAAATAATTTATTATCATCAGAAATAGCCCAGGTCCAAATAGACTCTGATGGTACAATGTATGAGGTGAATAATTAATGATAACTAATGACGGAAAAAACATTATTGCAAAATATTTGCTAAACCAAGCCCCAGAGTTTGCTAGCCATATTGCAATTGGTGTTGGTGGACATGCCTTACCTGTTGCCTCAGCAAGTTATTCTGCATCTGTTTCTCCAGTATTTTCTAGCACATCCAAATCTCTTGACTTTGAAGCACTTAGAGTTCCAATTTTATCTAAAGGTCTTATTAAAGAATTAAATGAAGAAACAGATGAGTATGTTGAAAAAATTGTTTTTAAGGCAGAGCTTCCAACTGATCAAAGATTGCAAATTACAGAAATTGGACTATTTCCCTCAGACTCAAATAGTCTAGCAGAAAGGTTTGGAAGCAAAACTCTTTCATCTTTTACTAATTCTGAGCCGTGGACGTATTCAAGGTTTGGATCTGGATCTGTTGTCCCATACATTAATGAAGCACTAGACTCTTATGACGGAGAAATTTCTCCAGGAGATATAATTAGACCAGAAGTTGCTATGTTTATTAATTCAAATTCTTCAATATTTGACTACACTGATAGAAAAAATAGAAGAGAAGAGCCTAGGTACTTAGACAAATGCTTGATGGTATCTGGAGATTTTTCAAAACTTGACTCAACGTTTAATCCTTTAGCAAACTCTGCAAGTGCAGGGTATTATATTGAAAATAGTTCTGCAAGATTAAATCTAGGAAGAAATCTTCCAACAGATAAAATAAAATTAGCCATGTCTATAGTTAATACAATATCTACAGATAGTGTGGCTCCAAATGGTAATGTTAGAATAATCCTTGAATTCATTAACAATACTGTTAATAGTCCAAAAGCTTATTTAAACATAGATCTTCCAGTAAATTATTTCTATGATGCTTTAAGTGGAGATCAGTTTAGATATAAGGTTATAACTAGAAGTATTTCAGACTTTGTAATAAGCCCATCCTTTTCTTGGAGTGAAATTGACTTGGTTAGAATTTATGCATCTATAGACGTAGCAAATCCTAGTCTTTATAGAATAATTTTAGACGGTATTAGACTAGAAAATATTTCTACAATAAATCCATTATATTCTTTAATAGGTGCAGAGTATATTAAAACAGATAACGGATACCCAGTTCTTAAAGAAGAAAACTCAACTAATTATATAGAGTATAGATTTGGCTTAGGAGTTTCCTAGTGGCAAGAATTACGATACCTGTTGAGCAGCTTCCACAACCAGATAAAAATGGAAATCATAATATCCAGTTTAGAATAATATCTGAAGATAGAAATAAAGCTTCTGCTTGGTCAACATTGTATACCATAAAAAGTATTGGGCAGTATAGACCCTTGCAGTCGGATGTTGACTTCATCCTTTCTGATTCAGATATCTCTTTAATTTGGGAAACTCCAACAACCTATAACTACCACCCCTCACTTGCTTCAGCCTCTATTGGACACAATCATTCAATAAGATTTAAAAAACATCCAACTGATATTTTTGTAAAATGGGATTCTTCAAATTTTGAATACCACGAAAGAACTGATCAGGACGCTATATCAATAAGCATTCCTGAAACAGCATCTGCTTCTGTTAGAGTTATTGGAACAGTAGCAACACATGGATTTGATAGAGACACCATTTCTGATCAAATAGTAGAAGATTTGTCAAACTTATTTTTAATTTTTGACACTGGAACACAATTAATCTAAAATGGTATAATGTATTAGGAGAAAAAATGGAATTACCAGATAGAGGTCAACCACTAGATATTTCTTATCTACTGAGAATGGCTACCGAAATTAACAACTTGAATTCAACTATTAATTCAGGAAGGACTCAATCTTCAATAAAGTATTTTGGAGAAACTGGGGTAACAGAAGTTGCAACATCTGAATTGGTAATGTATGCATCTAGCCAGCCTGTAACTGGAAACTCCACCACTGATTCTGGATTGACGACAAGGTTTGATTTTCCTTCAGGTTTTAGAAGAGCTCCAATAGTTACTGTATCTGCTCAATCAAGTTCTGACAATGTTTATTGTGTAATTAAGTCAGTGTCAGATAGGTCTTGCGAAGTTAAGCTAGTTCTTCCAGCTGGAACCACATCTTCTACTACAGCAAATATTTCCATAATTGCAATTGGCGAAAGAGCTTAGAAGAATTGGAATGAGATGTCTAAAGACATTGACATTGGGGTCGTAAAGCCTTCAGAGAAAGTATTTTTCATTAACGGTGATCTTATAAGAGTTTTGCATATAAATCGTGCTAGCAATATAGTAAAACTATTAAACATTACTAAAGGAAAAGATCAGAGTATGTTGTATTCTGATTTTAAAAAACATAGAAAAAGAGCATACTCAGTAATAAGTTCAGCAAAGATATTAAATAGGTCAAGAATAGCATTGCAAAAATATTATTTAAGCGGTTTGATTCCTGAGCCAGTTGGTGCTAAACTAAATGGAAAAAGAGATTTTAGAGTTATGTCATATTATTCAGAAGATACTCTTTTTGAAATAAGAGAGATTATGACAACCATACACCATGGTAGACCGAGAAAAGATGGTAATATAACGCCATCAAACGTTCCAACTGAACAAGACTTGCGTTCTAGAATGGGAGATGCTATAATGCTTTATACGAAGACATCGGATGGGCGTTTCATTCCGACTTGGCAAGAAGAGACATGGTAGGAGACCAAAATGTCAGAAACAACAAATGTTTCAGTAACACTAGGATATACACTTAATCTTGGAAATTTTCAAAGTCTAAGAATTGATATTGGAATTACAGATTTTGTTCGTAGTGGAGAAAATACAGATCAGGCTCTTGATAGAGTGTATGAGTTTGTGGAAAATAAAGTAATTCAAAAGGTTGAAGAAGCTAAGAAAGAACTAGAGGACTAGTGGCGGATAAGAAAGATCGCTTTGCACTAATATCTAGATATAAGAAATTAACAAAAGAAAAAAACTTAAAAGAAGAAAATATAAATATCCACATTCAGCAATGGGCTGCAGACTCGTTGATTGAATCATATGGTATAGAGCAAAGTTATGATCTAATTGATTACTATGTTGGCGTTTCTGCATCACCCACTTGGAAGTGGTTGGTTAATAATGCTGACAAAGTATACGATGCAAAAAGAATTAAAGAAGAAGATGACGTAGCTAGAAAGTTACTCAGAGAACAAGCAAAGGAATGGCTAAATAGGTAATGTCTGATTTAGAAGCAAAAGTACTATCTGCAGTTTTAAATGATAAACAGATTCATGTGCTTTTTCAAGCAAATCCAGATACCCTATTTAGAACACATAAAGATGTTTGGGATTTTGTAAAAAATTATTATGAGCAAAATTCTACCGTTCCAACACAGTCTTTATTGGTAGAAAAGTTTAGAGACTTTCAGCCAGTAGGGGAAATTGGTACAACAAAGCATCATCTAGAAGAGTTAAGAACTCAATTTCTTGAAGACCATTTAAGAAATGCATTGATGACTAGTGCAAAGCAATTAAACGATCATCAACCAATTGAAGCTCTTAATTCGATAATTTCAAAAACATCAGATCTTAAGAGAATTAGTTCTGATGTAAGAGATATTGATGCAACAGATGTAGAAGATGCTTCTGCACACTTTATAAACATTAAGGAGTTAAGTGAAAAAGGTATACACGGCGTTAGAACGAACTTGGCAGGTTTTGATAACTATCTACCTGGTGGCATTGCTCCTGGTCAATTTGGCATTCTTCTTGCTTACCCTGCCATTGGTAAGTCTTGGCTCGCTATTTTTATGGCTGTACAAGCGTGGAAAGCTGGCAAGAAACCGTTAATAGTTTCTCTTGAAATGACAGAGAAGGAAGTTAGAAATCGTGTCTACACAATTATGGCTGAAGGATATTTCTCACATAGAAAATTAAGTGCAGGTATGATTGATATTGAAGGCTTTGAAAATTGGGCTAAGCAAAATTTAAAAGATAGACCACCATTCTATATCATTTCTAATGATGGTCTTGCAGATGTATCTCCTTCTGTTATTAGAGGAAAGATAGACCAGTACTCACCAGATGTTGTATTTGTTGACTATATTCAGTTGATGAATTCAAATCAAGGAAATGATAACGAAGTTGTAAAAATTAAAAATATTTCTAGAGAATTAAAAGTTCTTGCAATTTCTTCTCAAGTTCCAATAGTTGCAATTGCCTCCGCTACCCCTGATGATGCTACAGACATGAATAGTGTCCCCTCACTTGGTCAAGTAGCCTGGTCAAAGCAGCTAGCATATGATGCTGACTGGGTTTTGGCTTTGGGTCGTGCGACTGGAAGTACAATTCTTGAATGTATCTTTAGAAAAAATCGTCACGGATTTTGTGGAGAATTTATGGTAGATATTGACTTTGACTCAGGTCGCTTTATTTATAAGGATTTTGAATAAAACTGGTTAATTCCATTGATATAATTGATGGTATGTACGCTCACAAGTCAATAAAAAGATTTAGCCTAGATGGTGAAATTTATGATGATTCCCACATCATAAGACTTAAAGAACAGTACTACAGCATGATTGTCGCTGGAATGAGATCTGATGGGTATGTTCCAAGATATGATATTGACACAGACTTTACAATTAGTTATAATGGTAAGACATTTAATTTTGAAATATCAATATACGGCGTATATGTAGGAAAGAGAACAGCAGAGTGTATATCAGGGATAGACAAAAACAAGCCAGTAATGGCTACTTCTACTCAGAAGATCAAGTCAGAAGAAGTCTGCTAACTGCAGGTATTGATGTAGTCTATGAAGTAGAATCTGACTTTATAATCTTTTGTCCATATCATAATAATTATAGATCACCTGCTGCAGAAATTTCAAAAGAAAGCGGATTATTCTATTGCTTTGGATGTCAAGAATCTCATTCTCTTATTGAAGTAATAATGCATGTAACTAAAAGATCATATTTTGAATCTGCAAGGATGATTGATTCTAAGTCAGAGAATGTTAATTTTGTTGAAAGCATTGAGGCAAAGCTTAATAAGAAACCAGACTTTGTTGAATTTGATAATGAATTAATTAAAAGATTAAACACTTCTGCACTCAATTCACAAAGAGCTGCATCCTACTACCTTGGTAGAGGAATTACAAAAGATAGTGTTGAAAGGTATCTGCTTGGATACTCTGAGTCTCAAGACATGGTTACAATACCAGTACATTCGCCAGATGGAATGTGTTTAGGATTTGTTGGCAGGTCTGTAGAGGGCAAAGAGTTTAAGAATACTCCAGGACTTCCAAAAGCAAAGACAATGTTTAATTTGTTTAGAGCAAAAAGATTTGATAAGGTATTCGTTGTAGAGTCATCATTTGATGCAATACGTTTAGAGCAAGTGGGAGCACACGCTGTAGCAACTCTAGGTGCTTCTGTTTCAGGAAAACAAAGAGAACTACTGAAACAATATTTTAATAATGTAATTATTTTAGGAGATAACGATGATGCTGGAAGAGAGATGGCTAAAAAGCTATCAAACATTCTTGGGTCAAGTGCAATAAATGCAATCCTGCCAGAATCAGTAAAAGATGTATCAGAATTATCAGATGAAGAATTAAAAAAGTTTGTGTCACAATTTGACGATCTTGTGGCTAATGTGTTACAATAGAACAACTGTCCATGTATAGGACAAAATATTAGGAGAAAAAATGGCAATTGTAAAAGGGCTAAAAAATATCGAAGCAATGCTAGATAAGCCAAAATTTGAAAATAATGGTCCACGAGTAACGTGGCTTAAACTAGAAGATAATCAGAGTGTATCCGTTCGTTTTGTAAATGAACTTGATGGAGATTCACCAAGCTATGACGAAAAGAATGGTCTTGCCATTGTCGTTTCTGAGCACACAAATCCAAAAGATTATAAGCGTAAGGCAGCTTGTTCTGCTGAAAGCGAAGGTCGTTGCTTTGGTTGTGAAATGCACAGAAAAGATATGAAGGCTGGCTGGAGATCTCGTCTACGTTTCTACATCAATGTTTTAGTTGATGATGGTGTAAATGATCCATATGTTGCTGTATGGAGCATGGGTGTTGCAAAGTCTGCAACCTTTGATACAATTCGTGAGTATGTTCAAGATTCGCAAAGTCTTTCAAGTATGACATGGAAGCTAAAGCGAAATGGTAAGGGAACTGAGACAACCTATATTCTAATTCCAATTAAGCAGGATGAGGAAAAGTTTGATTGGTCTAAGTACGAGATCCCAGACCTTGAAGTAGTTGTAAAGGAAGTTCCTTACGCTGAGCAAGAGTCTTTCTATCTTGGCTTTGACAATCCATCTGTATCTACTTCTGTAGATTGGTAATTGTGGTGGGGGAGAAGTACTCCCCCACCCTATACAACTGAAAGGTTAAAATGACTTACGTTCCACTACACGTTCATACCCACTACTCCTTAATGGATGGGGTTGCAACTCCAGAAGAGTATGCAAAACGTGCTTCTGAAATTGGGCTATTAGCAATTGCGATAACTGACCATGGCGTTCTGTCTGGTCACAGACCTATGTACAGGGCTGCAAAAGCAAATGGCATTAAACCAATTTTGGGTATTGAAGGATATATAACTGCAGATAGATTTGATAATAGAGACAAGTCTGAAAGAACAGAACCCCTTGATATGGTTTATAATCATATTGTTCTTCTTGCAAAAAATGACAAGGGCTTAGAAAATTTAAATAAACTTAATGAACTTGCTTGGACTGAAGGATATTACAGAAAGCCAAGAATTGACTTTGAAATATTGTCAAAGTATAGAGAAGGTGTAATAGTTTTATCAGCATGTATGAGTGGACTTCTTGCAAAAGCAATTGAGCATAAAGAATATGCTGCTGCAAAAAAACATATGACTTGGTTTAAAGAAAATTTTGGAGATGATTTTTATGTAGAAGTCATGCCACACAATCCTGCTGAATTAAATAAAGAACTTTTGGAAATGGCAGATACATATAATGTTAAGCCAGTAGTAACTCCTGACTGTCACCACTCTGACAAGAGTCAAAAGGTAATTCAGGAAATGATGCTGCTTTTAAATACTCATGCAAAGCTTAATAAGGAATCTACTTTTGACAAGGCTTCAAAGATTGAAGACCCTATGAAAAGACTTGATTATTTGTATGGCGAAGATAGAATGATGTCTTTTAGAAGTTTTGACATTCACTTGCTTTCCTATGAAGAAATTAAATCAGCAATGCAACAGCAAGGTATTAAGCGTGAAGACATTTATGAAAATACTGTTGAGATTTCAAACAAGGTAGAAGAGTATACTATTAAGAGTAATCTAGACCTTCTTCCAATAAAGGTAGAAAATCCTAATGAAGAACTTCTTGCACTTGCTTCCAGGGGTCTAGTTCTAAAAGGTCTTTCTGAAAATAAAGAATACCTAGACAGATTAAACCTAGAACTTGAAGTTATTAAAAGCAAAAACTTCTCACCCTATTTTTTGGTTGTTCATAATATGCTTAATTGGGCAAAAGATCAGGGCATCATGGTTGGTCCAGGTCGTGGTTCAGCAGCAGGTTCTTTAGTTTGTTATGCATTGGGAATTACAGAAATTGATCCAATTGAATATGGTCTTTTGTTTTTCCGTTTTATTAATCCAGATAGAGATGATTTCCCAGACATTGATTCTGATATAGCAGATGATAGAAGAGATGAAGTTAAGGCATACCTTGAACGTGAGTACAAGAATGTTGCATCTATTGCCACATTCCTTGCATTTAAAGATAAGGGCGTTGTAAGAGATGTTGCCAGAGCATTTAACATTCCTCTTAATGATGTTAACAAAGTTCTTAAGGGAGTGGATAGCTGGGATGATTTTACAAGATCAACTAATGCTCAATGGTTTAGAATGAAGTATCCTGAAATTGTTAAATATGGAGAGCAACTTCGTGGAAGAATCCGTGGAACTGGTATTCATGCTGCAGGTGTAGTTACTGCAAAAGATTCAATTTTTAAATATGCACCACTTGAAACACGAATTGCACCAGGAAGCAAGGAAAGAATCCCAGTAGTTGCAGTAGATATGGAAGAGGCTGCAGAGATTGGTCTAATCAAACTTGACGTACTTGGTCTAAAAACTCTTACTGTAATTGACCAGACTATTAAAACAATTAAAGAACGCCACGGAACAGAAATAAACCTTAAGCAGATACCTCTAAATGACAAGAAAGTCTTTGAGATGCTTTCTGAGGGGCGTACAAAGGGTGTTTTTCAGTGTGAAGCAACTCCATATACAAACCTCTTGGTTAAAATGAGAGTTAGTAACTTCGATGAACTTGTTGCATCAAATGCCCTTGTTCGTCCAGGTGCTATGAATACGATTGGAAAGTCTTACATTGCTCGTAAACACGGTAGAGAAATGGTTGAATATATTCACCCGTCTATGAACGACTATCTAAAAGATACCTATGGTTGTGTATTGTATCAGGAGCAAGTTATGCAAGCTTGTGTAGTTCTTGGTGGGATGACCATGGTTGAGGCTGATAAGGTTCGTAAGATTATTGGTAAGAAAAAAGATGCTAAAGAATTTGACATCTTTAAAGATAAGTTTGTTAACAATGCAGAAAAGCATATTGGTATTAGAGCAAAAGATCTTTGGCATGACTTTGAAGCACACGCAGGTTATTCGTTTAACAAGTCTCACGCTGTTGCATACTCAACACTCTCAT